CTCGTCCGCCCGAACTAGCGACCCCTGTGGCAAAACTTTCTAGGCATTGAGTTTTGCGTGTGTGCTTTTTTACATTGGCCACACTGGAAACGTAAACTACACAATCAAGCATTGTTTAATATGCGCCAGGCAGTACCATCACGCATTTCCACTTCTGTAAATTGACAGTATGCTATGTGTCGTGCCCAGGCTTCCACTTCGTCTATGCTGGGAATACGTGGGTTTTCTATCACATCAAGACTTTGACTACACAACGGTGCCGCGGCGTTAGGACCTAGTGTGATAGCAGGTTTGCCGTGTAACAATGCTTCACCAGCGGCAATACTAGAGAATGTAACCAAGCAATGAACATCTCGATCTAACGCCATTTCCATAGTATCATCGTTGACTCTGGTACTGCGACCTTGTTTGGTTCTTACGACAACAGGCCTGTCAGAGTACTTTTTGATTTCTTCTTGTACATTAGTTAACCAATCTTCTAAAACAATATCATAGTTGTTCAACAGTTTTTGACTAGGAGGCGCAATAAGAATATTTGTACCTCGACGCATTTTCTTTGGTCTGACATCGGTCTTTTCTAGTCTGTCCCAGGGACGTTCCACGATATCACCAAACCATTGTACATCGTTTCGGGTAATGCGATGAAATGTTTTTCTTTTGCCATTGCCAAAGTAGCCGGTGTCTATGTAGAAGAAATCTCTCCCGGCTGCTCGGCAGGCTTCCATTTGTTTGCGCTTGGTGATTCCACGTAGTACCACAGGACTCATTGTAAGTTCTTCTTTGCTCCATGTGCTGATCTGTCCACCAGCACCTTGTACAAAACTTCGTAGTATAGGATCGTACATGTGTCCTTTTCTTTCATATCTATATTCACTGTCTGTACTCACAATATTGTTTACAGGCAATGCGGCAATCTGTTCGTGTAGTGTTTGTAATGTGATGCCGTATGTAGATCCTGCAGGATCTACGCGGTACTTTAATATGTTATCAAATATTTCTCGTATTTCCGGTACCACTTGATCTAACACATGCGGTTCTGGAGGTGCAGGTGGTTCGGGTGGAATGTAAGATGATTCGTCTTCAAGTTCCCAGGTGCTCATTCTATCAACCTTTGCTGACAATATTCTGTAAGTATACGTTCTTTATGCCATTCATCACCTTGTGGTGTTCCAGCAAACTCGTGAAAACATGGAGTGCCCAAGGTATAGTGCAAGAGCTTGGCGTCGGGGTTTGGCCCGTATTCATCGGGCAACCAATTCCATTCCTTCGGTAGTTCGCCTACACGAGCATCATCTAGCCACGTGAAGCGGTGGAGATCACTGCCTGTGGATTTTTGGATGAACTCGGGAGTAAGGCGCCTGTTAGGAAAGCTACTACAATTCCATAAAATAACACTACTCCAATTTTTTCGAGGATAGTCTTCATTCTTTGCTCCTAAATATTTTACTGGCATTTTTGTTTTATAGTCATGTTTGACTACTTGTACATCCATGTAAGGATTTCTCATATCCCATAGTTCAGAGATGTCACCACGCACAATCATGTCGCCATCAATGAAAATAGCCGACCCAGAAAATCCCATGAGATATGGAACTAAAAAACGTGTGTAGATAAAGTGATTACTGCCATCAGTATGTGTTTCGTTGTAGTCCTTGAACAAGTTAAGGGCCACAGGCACAATGCTCACTGGACAACTTGCGTTCCTAATAATGCTGTTAACGCAAGTATGATATGCTATGGCTTCGCGTGGATCATAGCCAACAAAAATTGGTATGATTTCTTTCATCGACGCTCAATATCCTCTTCCACACAATTCTTGCCGTACTGAATTTCGATTAACTTGAGCGGCTGGTCTGTTTCGTTACACAACATGTGCCACTGGCCTTTGCCAATAAAAATATGTTCGTGTGGGTTGTAATGTCCAACTAAATCATGATCGCTTGAGTTGTCTAACGTATAAACTGCGGCTTCGCCTTCGGCTACAAACCAAAATTCTGCACGTTGATCGTGCCGTTGCATACTAAGACAAGTCTTGGGTGCTACTGTGAGTTCTTTAAGTTTGGTGTTTGCGCCCACTTCATGTAGCACACGATAGTAGCCCCAGGCACGTGACGTTTTGGGAGTTTTCCATTCTTCTAAAATCCATGAACTAGAGTTGGCCTTGTTGTCTCCTCCAACTCCAAACACAAACTCCACATCATCAAATACCTGTTCTGGAATGTTTTCAGATGTTCTATCTCCACCATTGGCAAAGACAATTTCATCATTGGGATATTTTTCTCGAACTTTACGGATAGCATCAATACTAGATCCGTCATCATCGTTGAATTCAATTACTTCTCCAACCATGTGTAGATTGTCCAACACAATCATGCGTTCACGCCAGGGCATGAACGGGCGGCCTTTTTTGCGTGTGAGCCACGCATCTGAGTTTAGTCCTACAACCACGTGATCGCCTAGGTGATCCGCGTGATTAAGATAAGATATATGTCCGGAATGTAGTGGATCAAATCCACCGGTTACTATAACTATTTTCATGCAGGTATTTACACCTGGATGTCTTCCATACCTGCAGTTCTTAGGCGGACCACGTGACCCATTTGCCACTGCTTGGTATCTAGCCCTTTGAGTATGCCCAACCAACGATTACGCAAATATGCTACTTCGTTAATAAGGGTTTCATAATCAATTACTTCGTCCTCGCCGTCCACATACTTCTCAGCATCTCTTGAAGTTAACGCACGGGCATACCCTTCTAAATACTTTTGAAAATGCTTTCTGCGTATTTTTCGCAATTGAATGTTGAGGTAATTTAATACTGCTTCAATCTCTTGAAGTTGATTGTATCTAAATTCAGTTATGCCGGGCAAGGCCGTGATATTTTTTTCTACCAACCCGTAGATCTTGCAGTCTTTTTTAGCATCCTCAAGTTCACGCTCGTAGTGATTTATGAAGTCTGGGATAGCGCCTAAATTGGCAACCACGCGGCTGTACCACATTAGTTTTCCCAGTCTTCGTCTTCTTCTTCCTCTTCGTACTCATCTTCTTCGTCTTCTGCCGCATAGTCCTTGTCGTTGTCAAGGTATGCAGTTAGCGCACGTTTGATGTCAGAATCGCCTTTGAAAGCCGCTCGAATATCTTCCACATCCGAGTCATTGTCCATCAAGATCTGTATCACAGTTTCTGCGGCTTCGGCACGATCTACTGTGTTTACAAAACGCTTGAGTTCTCCCCAAATCTCACTGGCTATTGCTTCACTCATCTGCTGTTTCCTCCGGAGTACTTACCTCGGCTTTCTGATTTCCAAAGTCTGCCATGACTCGGTCAAGACAACCATCATCGTTCTTTTCCCATGCCTTGCGGAATTTCTTGATAACTTCGCCGTCGCTGGTGGTAAACACCAGGCTGTTGCCCTCACGCTTGAGCATTGTTTTCTTTTCAATCAAATCAACCAAGCCTGAGTATGGACTCATACCTGTTGTGTAAGGAATCTTGACTTGTACACCTTCAAAAGGTTTGGCATAGCGTGTTTTCATAACTTTACAACCAGCACGGATACCGTTTACATCTGTAACTTTGTTGCCGTCTTCGTCTTCTTTGAGTTTCATCTTTTTCATGGCAACCACAATTGAACTTGCATAGATAAAACCTTGTCCACCTGAGATCTTGTCATCCGGATCAAACATGTCTTGACTTGCGTATGTATGGTTTGTACAAACCAAACCCACGTTGTAACTACCAAACATGTTTACGCAGTTACGAACAAGTGCTGTGAGTGCTTTGGGTTTGCGGCCCAAGTCGCCTTTCATTTCACCTGCTTCAAACTGGTTAACGTCTGTGGGTGTTAGCAACATGCCCAGACTGTCAATCACAAACAATACTTTTGGACGTTCGCCATCTGGTAGTGCTTTGTAGTCGCTCATGAATGTGGAGATTGTTTTGGCCACATCATCGATCATGGCCATACTCAATTTGATCAATTTATCTGTGCTGGTATCAACTCCTAGTGCTTTGAGCCAGTCTTCATCAAGAGCGTTTTCACTGTCGATTAGCACTACAAAGATACCTTGCTCTTGTGCATTTTTTACAATATTGCCTGAGCAGATGTAACTTTTACCTGCGCCAGAGTCACCAGCAAACACAGTGACCTTGCCTAAAGGAATACCACGGTTAAAGTCTCCTGAGATAAGATAGTTCAAGGCGTAGTTGCCTGTAGAGATCCAATCAGTTGGATCATTGAAGCCAATGCTTAGGCCATCAATGCTTTTGGTGATTTCCTTGCGGAATTTTGATACGTCAAATGGTTTTCCCATAGTTTATGTCCTTGTATAAATCTTTAAAAATTATCCTACTGTCCAAGTTTCTCCTTAGATCTAGTTGTTGTATTCTGTGCATGGTGTCAGATAGATTTGATTCAAAAGATGTTTGAGTGTGTCTAAGTAAATTTTGGTATCCATCTTCGAGCAAATATCCTGTCTTCAAATCTATACGGCGTTGTATTTCTTGTGCAAGTGATTGTAACACAGTTTTTGGCAGTTGTCTAGTATCTAACCAGTCGGGCCCGAGTGTTGCTGTCAAAATAAAACTATTTGGGTGAAATCCTTGTGCCAAAAAGTAGTCAATACACTCAAAAATTGCAGTATGGTTAAAAATACACCAAACCATGTTGAACGTGAGTTTGTGGGGTAATGTTTTGATATGTTCTAAATTTTCTAAAAAATCTTTCCAGATACCCCCATACCTTATGTATTCAAATTTATCACCGATGCTTTCTGCGCTCACAGTCCAATGCACATTTTTGAATTGACAAATCAAATCCATAACGTTTGTGTCAGTTTTGCTGAGATTTGTGTTTACCCTAAGTTCCACCTCAGGATTTTTTTCCAACAGTAATTCCAACATTTCTGCATTTTCTTTAATCAACATCGGCTCGCCGCCGGCCATATAGACATTTTTTATTTGGTGTAAATTATCAAACACATAATTTTTAAGTTCTTTTATGCGTTGTTCTGATGGTGTATTCACAATAACATTTAGTTCGCTAGCCCATTTACTACTCAGCACCGGATCGCAATATACACAGGCATGATTGCAAGTATTGCGCCACCGAATATCAACGTGTTGTAGATCAAAATTGCTGGCTTCACTATACAAATTGATGTCAACTTTTTTCATCTGCCGCATATAGTACACACGGCTACTTACAATGTTTGATGATAATTTATCTTCTTCTAATTCGTAACAATAAGAACAAGTGTAAGGTTTTTCTTTGTCTAATATTTGTTGTTTGGTTTTGGTATTGGTCGAGCCTGATAAAATTTCATGTATGTCATTATCTTTAAGACTGCCAATGTTCTCTCTGCTACAAATACAATTCTTAATGTCACCAGAAATGTCAGCGTAAAATCCTGTCCAAGGCAGCGGACAGAATGCTTTGTTGGTTATGATATCTTTTGGAGTCATTTGAATACTGGGCCTAAACTGATATCTGGAATGACCAATCCATTTACATCTGCCATTTCTAGTATATACATCAGTGTGTTGGCCCAAACGTCAACA